GTAGCTAAAGGTGCCGAAACGTTACGAAGTATTGTAAAAAGCGCTAAAAACTTTCCTTTAGAGGGTGTTTTAAGTATATCCGATATATGGGACGATGTATTGCAATACAATGAAAAAGGCGTAACTAATTACGATATTGGTTTAGGCGGCAGTAATGAGTACTTTAAACTTGCTATGGGCGAATGGACCGTAATAACCGGAATACCAAATAGCGGTAAATCGGATATTGTAGACCAAATATGCGTAAACGTTGCAATGAAATACGACTTTAGATGCGCTATGTTTTCCCCGGAAAGTTTCCCTTATGAAGGCCATATAAAACGAGTGGCTAATAAGCTAAACGAAACCAATTGTTCAAACGACCAGCTTAACCAAACCAAAGATTTTATCGAGGAGCATTTTTACTGGGTTAAAATAGACTTAAAAAACCTAACTCTAGAGGCCATACTTAACCACTTTAGGGACTTAGTATTTCAAAAGGGGGTTAATGTATGCGTTATAGACCCTTGGAATATGCTCGACCATAGTGCGCAAAAAGACCATAGTTATATAGGCCGCGTACTTAGTCAAATAACACAATTCTGCCAGCAAACCAATACGCATTTATTTTTAGTGGCGCACCCTAGAAAAATAGAAAGCGACAATAACAGATATAAAAAGCCAACGCTTTACGATATAAGTGGGTCGGCTGACTTTTTTAACAAGTGTTACAATGGTATTATATGTTACAGAAATATTGGCTACCCAACAAGTTATGGAAGCGATAGCGTTGATATATACATTGAAAAAGTAAAGCGTAAAGAAAACGGTGGTCTAGGTAGTTTTAAAATAGCCCCAGACTTTAAAAATGGCGCAGTTTATAAACCATTACAACCAGGAGACGATAAATTTGAGGCCCCAAAAAGAATGGTGGAAGTTGTTGATTTAGATGTTGAAAAAGACCAAATACCCTTTTAATGGCAAAGCGCAAAAGAATAAAACAGTACGTTCCTACAGATGCGCAGACAAATGCCAGGGTATGGTGTATTAAAAACAATATTAAAATATTGCCAGAGCCTACGTTTAGAGGTATTTATTTGACCTTATTCGTAATGGGCAGAACTACAAAGTCCCCAGAACCATATACAAATGAAACACTAAATGCAAAGATTTTTGAACTTTATGAGTACCTTTACAAAAAATATTATTAAATATGGGTTCATTTCAAGTACAATTATTTCCTATTTATGGTTTTGCTTTAGGAATAAATTACGCAAGTGGTGCAATTGAGGAGTTTTATTATATGGACGAAGACGAACGTATGATACAATTTTTTATTGGGCCTCTTGGTTTGTCAATAGTTTGGTTTAAGTAAATGAGTGTAATAAAAACCGTAAAAATTACCGAGCCAAAACCTAACGAACACAATCCTAGGTATATAAATAAAACGAATTTTAAAAAATTAGTTAATTCATTAAAAGAATTTCCAAAGATGCTAGAAGTAAGGCCTTTGGTAGTAGACGAAAATATGATTGTGTTGGGCGGCAATATGCGTCTAAAAGCATTAACGGAAGCCGGATTTAAAGAAGTTTTAATACACCAAGTTTTAGATTGGAGCGAAGACGAAAAAAACCAATTTATAATAAAAGACAATTCTAGTTTTGGTTCTTGGGATTGGGAAATACTAGCTAACGAATGGAATATGCAAAAAATAGTCGATTGGGGCGTTGATTTACCTAAAGAAATGTTTGCTGACGAAGACGACCCTGTACAGAATAATGTACAAGACGAATTGCTAAAAGAAATTTGCCCAACTTGCGGGTCTAAAATGAAATAAAATGTCATACGATACAAAACAATTAGAACAAGAGGCTTTAGAGGCTATTGAAAAATATAGGTTGTTTTTCATAGAAGATGTTGTTGTTTATGTAAGTTGCTCAAGAGCAACGTTTTACAACCATAATTTAGACAAATTAGACACTATAAAGGAGGCGTTAGCTAAAAATAAAATTGATATTAAGGTTTCAATGCGTAATAAATGGTTTTTATCCGAAAGCGCTACACTACAAGTTGCACTTATGAAAATGATTGCAACCGACGATGAAGCGCATAGGCTTAATGGTTCTAGGCAAGAGATAAGACACCAAGGCGCGGTACCGGTTGGTAAAATGTCAGATGAAGCTAAAAAACAAATAGACGAAATACTAGACAAAGAGTACTAAAATGGGAAAATGGAAGCAATTAGCGAGGTTATTAAAAATAAATGTATTGATAGCTTATTATTCTTTACAAGATTTATATTTAAAGAAAATACAGGCAATAGGTTTGAAGTGGCGCCGTTTCATATCGAACTGGCCCAAACCCTTGAAAAGGTAAATAAAGGCGAAATAAAGCGCCTTATAATCAATATACCGCCTAGATATGGTAAAACAGAGATAGCCGTTAAAATGTTTATGGCTTGGTCGCTTGCTAAAAACCCAGCTTCTAAATTTATACATTTATCCTATTCAGACGCCTTGGCTTTAGACAATAGTTCGCAAACTAGGGAATATATTACAGGGGACGCATACCAAAGCCTATGGCCATTACAATTAAAAAAAGATAGCCAGAGCCAAAAGAAATGGTACACAACTTCCGGCGGTGGTGTTTATGCAACCGCTTCGGGTGGGGCTATAACAGGTTTTGGTGCCGGTACCGGTGGGGCAATCATAATAGATGACCCTTTAAAGCCCGACGATGCCGTTTCGGACGTTAAAAGAGCATTTATAAACAACCGTTACAATACTACCATTAGGTCGCGTGTAAATAGCCGAGACGTACCGATTATCGTTATTATGCAAAGGCTACACGAAGACGATTTGAGTGGATATTTATTAGACGGTGGTAGTGGCGAAGATTGGCACCATTTAAAACTGTCTGCAATAGACAAAGACAATAAACCTTTATGGCCTAGCAAACATAGCTTTGACGAATTAGAAGCGATTAGGCAGGCAGACCGTTATACGTTTAGCGGTCAGTATATGCAAGAGCCTTCACCGCAAGAGGGTGGGGAATGGCGTAAAGATTGGTTTAATGTTATTAATAAAGCAGAACTTCCGGCAGACATACATTGGGAGATGTTTATTGACGGCGCTTATACAAAAGACACTAGAAACGACCCAACGGGAATACAAATTAGCGGTAAAGGTAAAGACGGCAATTTATACGTTCTTAAAAGCATAGATAAATATTTAGAGATGCCCGAATTAAAAAAGTTTATTGAAGCATTTGTAAAATCTTGCGGCGTACATATTCAACAAATATTAGTCGAACCAAAAGCGTCGGGTAAATCGTTAGTGCAATTATTAAGGCGCGAAACAAATTTTAATGTATCTGAATTAAAAACTAATTTTGTAAGGTATTCTAAAATAGAACGGGCTAGGGCTTCGTCGCCATTTTTAGAAGGTGGCCGAGTTTACTTAGTTAAAGACAATTGGAACGACGCATATTTACAACAAGTTAGCACCTTTCCAAACGCTAAACACGACGAACATATTGATGTAACAAGTTATTCAATTGAACGCAATTTAATTAAAGGCTTTTTTGTTGTGTAAAATTCGTATTTTTACAAAAAATTTTATTATAGATGGCTTCAATCTTAGACAGATTTAAGACGCTTATTACTAAACAAGCGCAAAACACCAATGTAAATTACAATAAAGCCCTATACAATTGGCTAGGTAATTCAATTATTTGGAACCAAGAAAATGACGACACTTACATTAAGGAGGGTTATCAAAAAAACGCAACGGTTTACGCCATTATTAATTTAATTACCAAAGCGGCGACTACTATTCCAATACAAGTTTACGAAGTTAGTAACGTATCAAACGCAAAACGTTATAAGTCAATGACTAGCGGGTATATGGATAGCAACGCAATGCACGCGGCTAACTTGCTTAGAAAGCGAGCGTTTACGGAAATAGAAAACACGCCATTACATAAACTATTAGAGCGCCCTAACCCCGCACAATCTTACAACTCTTGGCTTACTGAAATACTAAGTTTTGGATTGCTAACGGGTAACCGATACATTTATGGTATTGGCCCCGAATCCGGCGTTAATATGGGTAGATATACCGAAATGTACGTTTTACCTTCACAAAATATAGAGATTGTTAGTGGCGGAATTATGGAACCAGTGCAAGGTTATAAGCTACAATACAACGGAACGTTTGAAGCTTCGGCCGCAGATGTATGCCATATAAAAAACTTTAACCCCGACTACGATGGAACGGGTACGCATTTATACGGACAATCGCCATTAAGAGCCGGTTTAAGAACCTTAACTACAAACAATGAGGCGGTAACTACGGGAGTTAAATACTTACAAAACCAAACGGCTAGGGGTATATTAATGAGCGACGAAGGAGATATTAACGAGGTGCAAGCCCAACAATTAAAAGATAAATTTAGAAAGCAGCACCAAGGTAGTAACAATGCGGGAGACGTTATTATAACGCCTTCAAAACTTAGTTGGGTAAACTTTGGATTGCCGGCTACCGATTTGGCGCTTATTGAACAATACAATTCAAGTATAAAAGACCTTTGTAATATTTACAATATACCGGTACAACTTTTAAATAACACCGATAGTAGTACTTATAACAATACAAAAGAGGCAAAAAAGGCTTTGTATCAAAATGCGGTTATTCCGGAATTAGTAAAATTAAGAGACGAGTTAAATAGGTGGCTTACTCCTAAATATGGCAACAACCTATACATTGATTTCGATTTTAGCGCTATTCCGGAAATGCAAGAGGATATGGATAAGCTAGTAGCCCAATTGGGCCAAGCGTGGTGGGTTACGCCTAACGAAAAGCGCCAAGCTATGTATTACGGTAAAGACGAAAACCCGTTATTAGATGAGTATTACATACCCGCTAATTTAATGCCATTAGAAGTATCTATTCCGGAGTTAGAGAACCCCGCACCTATAAACCAATAATAAATGCTAAAAGCCGCAAAGGATAATTGGCAAAATGCTTTTGAACGCACTTTGGAAAATGCAGAGCGCGCTTCGGTTCGTGATTTTACAAACTACTATAAAACGGAAAGCGATAAGGCTATTGCGGTAGCATTACAAAAGGGTAGTTTAACCGAACAAGATTTATTGGGTGTATTTACTAGAGATGGATTTGCAAAGCGTTACGAGGGCTTATATGAGCGTATAGGAATGACTTTTGCCAATTGGTATGCAAAGAATTTCGATAAGTATTTAAAAAAGGGAGTTTCCTCAAATCAATTTCAAGAACCTTGGAGGGCCGCATTTAGAAATGAGGGGATATTGGTAGGCGCACAAAGAGTTAGTTTAGTGCAAGGAACGGCAAAAAAGACATTAATAAAAGTTTATAGGCAATTATCTAGCGACCCTATTTTCCAAGATTCGGGCGATGTTGTAAAAGCTAAAATGCTAAGACAACAATTTGATAAATATAATAAATACCAAGCCGAAAGGTTAGTAAGAACCGAAGCTACTAATGCGGCAAATGCCGCTACAATGCAAAGCGCTAAAGATATATTTCCCGGTGCGGATATGCAAAAGGAATGGATTGCGGCAAGTGACGAAAGAACAAGAGCGGCGCATAGGGAGGCTAACGGTCAAATAGTAGATTTTAATAAACCGTTTATAGTTAAAGGCGAAGAGTTAATGCGTCCTGGAGACCCTAGGGGAAGCGCTAGTAACGTTGTTAATTGCCGTTGTAGTATGGCGCCATTTCCAAAAGAAAACGCACAAACTATTAATATAATAGAGGAAATAGGTATTGGTATTGCCTTTGGAGCGGCACAAGAACTAATAACCTAAAATTTAATATCTTTACAAAAATTTTATTATTATGATGTTATATAAAGCATCGCCTATTGGAGATTTAATTGATGCCGACGACAAAGCCGGTATTGTTAAAGGGTATGGTTCTGTTTTCGGAAATATAGATTCGGACGGGGATATAATTACCAAAGGCGCTTATACAAAAACAATAAAAGAAAACGGTTCAAGAGTTAGGTATTTGTACCAACACAATATGGATTGGCCGTTAGGTAAAATGATAAACCTTTACGAAGATGAAAAGGGTTTAGTATTTGAAGCCGAGATTCCAAAGACTAGATTGGGTAAAGATGTAACCGAATTAATTAAGGCGGGCGTTATAACCGAAAATAGTGTTGGAATATTGCCAATAAATAAAGCAATGGTAGGTAATAATCGCGAAATAAGAGAAGTTAAACTTTTTGAAATTAGCGCCGTTACATTAGCCGCAAATGACCAAGCGCTTATTTTAGACGTTAAAGGTAACGTTGATATTGATAAAGCCGCACAAAAATATGATAACCTAGCAAAGCTAATTCGTAAGGGCGATATATCCGACGAGTTAGGCTATGCTATTG